AAAGGAAAATCCCGGCTCTCCTGTCATTAGTGCTTGACGGCAATTCTGTACAAACGTCTCAGGCAAGAAGCCGTTGTTGACAGCATCTAAGAACTTGTCATCGTAGTTAAGACTGATGTTAGTCATGTCTAGCGGCGCAGGGAAGTTAAAGTTGTTCTGCTTAGCATCAAACACTGTAACGCCTTCAGCGATAGGCAGTGCGTGCCAATCTTTAGCAGACAAGAACGCTTGTGCGTCTCCGTGTTGCCAGTTCAGTGAGGCATAGATAGCACTACGTCTACTGCCGCCCTGCATCACGTTTCTGCCTATTTCGTTTATAGAGTTCATTAGTGGCAGTGGGCCTGACGCTTCCCCGCCTGTCCTGCCCAGTGGTGACCCGCTCGGACGAAAGACACTGTAGTCTATGCCAATGCCGCCGCCGCTCATCAAACAGTCGCTTGCTCGTTGTGTTAGCTTTCCCCATTCTTCTCTAGTGTCCTCTTCACCTTTTAACAGATAGCAGTTGTTGTAGAAGCTAGCCTGTCTACCTGCATAGTAGATGTAACGACCACCTGCCATGAACTTAAACTGCTTCATAGCATTGCCTAGATACTCTGAGTCTTCAGTGCTTAGTATGCCTGTACAGACATCGTGCATAAGGTCGTCTACTTTCTCTGCCCACGTTTGCGTCTCGTTCAAGGCGTACTTGTTGCGGAAGATTGACTCACCAAAACTGTTTCTAAAATCGCTCATGCTGCTTGTCCTCTATCTGAGTCTTTAATAAATACACCTGCGCCGTTGAGATAGCCTTTACGATCTTTAATGTCTTCGTAAGCGACTTCTAAACATTGTTCTAGTGTTAGTTCGTTCATCATTGCTAAATTGTTCAACACCACCAAGCAGTCGCCAATATCGTCTGCTATATCTCTATGCTTTGCTACGTTGTCAGCAAGTTCTCCTACCTCACTAACTAGCTTCAGAGCCTGTGTTGCTACAATACCGTTCCTAAAGATTCCACGTTCGCTGCTCCACTGGGTACACAGCTGTAGTAACTCGTCCATTCTAGACATTGCACTTCTCCTCTATCAACTTGTCTAAATACCAACGTGCTTTGCGTAGGTCTTCTACGCCGTTCTTGTCTTGCCAACGATGTGTATACTTGATTACGTTGCCGTTAAGGTAGCCTATAAAGGCTTCTTTACTGAGCCGCTCTTTAATGTACTCAATGCACTCAATACCGTTGCCTTTGTAGTGGCTAGGGTTGATAGCATCCTTTGTAGGCTCTGAGGCTCTCTGCTCAGCGTTAATTTGCTCACTAACACGTCTAGCGTGCGCTCTACGTTTCTTACTTATTGCGTCCCACTCTTCAGCAGGTGAATGGTCAAGAAAACTCATCGTCATTTTCTCCTAAGTCTTCGATTATTTGATCTAGTTTGTCCTCTACCTTATCCTCGAAGCGTTCTACAAGCTCCGTAGAGTTAATCTCTAACGTCTCAAGTACAGTTATCTCATCTAAGAGAGACAGCTGCTCTTTTATCTCTGTGAATGTTTTACTCATTCGTAGACTCTCCGTACTTCTTTCTAAGGTAGGACATACTAATTGGCAGCTCGTCAAAGCTACCGTTGTTTACTTCGTTGAATATCCAAAGCCCACGCCAAGACTGATTAGTCTGCGGTGTGAGATAGCTTTGGTCTTCTTGGTAGAAGATGCCTGCGAACAGACCAGTGACTGACACACCGTCAGCTCTACGTGCGTAGGCGATGTCTCTGTCTTGTACGTGACCCATGACACAGCTAACCATCTTCTTAGTCAGCATCATTCTAGCAGACGACACAGGGCGACCCATAACGCCAGAGGTGAAGTAGTGTGAGTAGGCTATGCCGTTAATCATCTTAACCTCTAAGAACGGTACAACTTCCCAACCCATCTTCTCTAGACCAAGGTCAGCAAACGACATCAAACCCTCAAGCTCAGGACTATCATCTACTGCTCTAGTGATCCTGTTCTCGTGGTTGCCAAGTAAGAACACTAGCTTAGGTTTCCACACCTTGTGCTTGTTAGCGCGTTGCCGTGCTTGTTCTTCCTTGATAGGAGCTAAGAAAGCCTGCATAGCAACCTTACCTGACTCTACGTCTGCTTGATAACGCCTGCCTTCAAAAGACTTCTTACCTTTGTCATAGCTAGACAGACTAGGAAAGTCCCAGTGGTCACCTAGATGGATGATAACTTCAGGCTTCATAGCGACTGCATACTTACCTGCCCACGTCAGATGCTCTACGTTAGAGTCTGGTTTAACCTGCGTGTCTGGTATGACAAAATGTCTCATGTCTTCTTCCTCGCTGCACGTTCTGCGTTAGTTTTCTTCTGGTGACACTCTACGCACAAGACCTGCATACCGTCTGCTTCACAGAACAACCTCTCTGAGAAGCCTGCAATGTCTTTATAGCTGCTTAGTTTGCCTGCCGGAATGATGTGGTCTACCTGTATCTCTTTGTTGGTATGCCACTCTGAACACTCAGCACATTGATACTCGTACTTGTGCCTGCAACCTTCTACTGTACGCTCTGCGTCCTTCTTAACTTGAAACTTAACAGGGTAACGACTGTAAGCCTGTCTAAGCGCTGATCGTATGAACTGCCAATAACGTGCTTCTGTCCAAGTCTTTCCGGCTCTAGTGCGCGGTACTAGTTGCTTCGCCATAAAAGCGTACTCCTGTAGGACGTTCTCGTGGAGGCATCCACATCTGCCCTGCTGTGCGTCTTAGCCACAGTAGACGTGCATTCTCCAACGCCCTGTCATAGCCTAATTGGTCTTCGCAAATGTCCCACATATCAGTTTCTTTGCGGCAGTTGCCAATCAGTTCGTGTGCGCCACCTGCGCCTATACCGTCAACACCAATGATGTTGTCAATAGCGTCGCCTGTGAGTATCTGCTTGTAAAAGCTCTTCAAGCCTATCTCTGAGCTTACGAAGTACTCTTCCTTCTTCACAAAGTTATAGTGCATACCTGCCACTTGATCGAAGTCTTTATCAATACTTACCATGATAGGCTCATCGTTCAAGTAAACAGACGAAGCAGCAACAGCTATAGCATCGTCAGCCTCTTCACCTTCGATCATGACTGCTTCCCAGTAACCAATAGCATACTCGCGTATAGCAGGCAGCAGAATAGGTTTTGCGCCTTTCCTGTTTCCTTTGTACGGAGCAGTGACGGCAACGTCATGTCTGAAGTTGTCGCCTCCGGTTAGATAAAGTATGTAGTCGTGGTCAGGATAACGTATTAGAACGTCAGTGAGGATAGAGTTGAAAGCTCGTTTAACTTGCGCTGTAGCGTTGTCTAAAGAGACTTGTGCGTCATTCTCGCACGCACAAGCCGCCCGATAGCAAAATATATCGCCATCAATTAAGAGCATTAGAGGGCTTCTTCTAAGCTAACGTCTACATTGACTTCTGGCGTGTACTCGTTAAGGTCGTTGATAACTAACTTCATACACGTTGGTGAACGGCCTTTCTTTCCTTGGAAGTCCCAATCGTACGTGCCTATAGCAACGGTAGCGGTAGAGCCGTTACCGACTAAGCAGCTAATCTCGTCACCGCTAGTGTTGTAAGCACGTATCGGATTAGTAGATTTGACTGTGAGGAAGCTACCACGATCATCGTCTTTGCTCTTTACTTGCAAGCCTCGCTCTTCTAAAGCACTAATGGCTGCGTCAGAGAGATTAGACAGATCAACTTGATACTTGCCAGACATTTCATTCTTAGTAGACAGGTTCGCCCAGAATAGAGTTGTCTTGAGGGTTGTGGGTTTTGCTTGTTGCATAGTATTTCTCCTAATTAAGGTTTGTGGATTTTACCACTAAATATGTATATAAGTCAATGAGTTTCAGTAACTAAAGGTGTATCAGGCTCTTCTGAGTAGTTTTTTATGTCTTTCTTTAAAAACCTATTAAAAAAATCCTCAATTCCTTTAGAATGATAATGTGTTTTTGGATAGTTTGATTTTCTCTGACACCATCTTCCGGTAGTCCAGTAGTAATCGTAGCGTCTCCAATCGACATAAATACTAATAAGAGTAGCTTTTAAGAACACCTCAACTTCTATTCCCTTTATATCTTTTAAGAAATCTAAAACCTCCTCTAAAGTTTCATCTGTGTCTCTTCTAAGAATACTTTCGCCTTTGCTGTTTTTGCGTACAAACTTCCATTCGCTAGTGTGTTTCACTCCAGTTATCTCCTATTTTAAATTCACCATCCATAGGGCAACGTAGTTCAAAATCGTCACCTGCCTTGCGTATCGCATTACGAAAGTGTAGTCCTACAGCCTTGGCGAAAGCCTCTGGCGTCTCTACTTGAAACTCATCGTGTACGTTGGCGACCATCTTAAAAGGTATGTTCTGCTCTCTAAGACTCTCGACACCGTTCAGCAATGCTTTCTTCATAAGCGCTGCGCCGCCTCCTTGTAAGAGGAAGTTCAACGCACTATAAGCCTTGCGTATGCGTATCCTTCTGCCGTCTAAACTAGGTAGACTGCCGTTCGCTGCTATCTTCTCTACTAACTCCTTCAACGCTTTTAGCGATGGTATATTGTCAAGGAAGTCCTTCTTTAGCTTCTTCCCATGTTTAGCGCCCTTGCCTGCGATACTACCTATCTTCTCATCACCTGCACCATACAGGAATGCGTAGATGAACGTCTTAGCTTGGTCGCGTGTGTCGAGTCCTGCCGCTGCTTGGTTGGCGCTGTGTATATCGCCGTCTAAGATGGTGTTAACGTAGTCCTCGTCCTTCATATAGTGGGCTAGCATCCGTAGTTCAAGACCAGACGCATCAATACCCACTAGTTTGTTGCCTTGCTCTACAGTCCAACAAGCTCGACACTGACCGCCTAGCTCAGCCTTGAGCCGCTGCACTGGTGTCATGCCATCGTGCGCCTTACGTGTTGCAGGCACTTGAGCCATGTTAGGCGATATATGAGTCATCCTACCTGTTGCTGCACCGCTGCTAAAGACACGACCATGCACTCTGCCGTCATCTGCTACAGCTTCTAGCCATGAACTTACTTGGCTAGCTCTTTTCTGTAATAGAAGATACTCAGCAACAAGCTGCGCCGAAGGATTGTCAATACCCTCTAGCACGTTCTCATCTATCTTGTAGCTACCGCCTTCAGTCCTGTCAGTGAACTTGACACCAACAGTCTGCAACCTCTTAGCTATCTGCGGTCTACTGCCTACGTTAAACACTTCTACGTTGTCTTTAAGCTGCTTACCTGTCTTCTCAGACCAACGCTCTGTCACGATAGGAGAAAACTCAGCTTGTAGCTGCTCTTCTACCTTACGCATACGATACGTCAGCCTGCTGTAAAGCTCGTTAGCCATTGGTAAGTTAATCTTAAAGCCATTACTGCGCTGTAACTCTAGCTCAGCCGTCACAGCGTGTTCTAGGTCTATAACGTCCTGCGTGAACTTAGCCTTCTTCAGGTCAGCCGTCACTGTTTTATAAACCTTAGTGGTCAGGTTAACGTCACGCTTGCAGTAAGTAATCATTTCCTCACACAAGCCACCGTCATAGTCGGTGAAGTCATCTTTGGGATACGCCAGACGCTCGCCCCAACTCCGCAAACTGTGACCACCTGCCTGTGCAGGGTTAAAAAGGCGAGACAGCACCATAGCATCAACGTGCTGTTTACCTTCTACGCTAATGCCCCACACCGCCGCCATTACTGGCACGTCAAAGCCTAAGCCGTTATAGGTTAAGATGCTGTCGTGCTTATTGATAAGCGCCTGTAGCGTCCTAGCTTCGGTGTGTACAGTCGTCTCACCTGTAGCGACATCCTCGGCACAAGCACACCAGATAGTGCTGTGTTTCATATCTGTCTCTATATCAATGGTTAGCATTCTGTGTCCAAATCAATGTCGTGTACGGTTTTAAGGTCTAAGCGTTCGTGCAAGTCAAACACGCCATTAGAGTTTCTAATACATTCTAAACACTCGCTAATGTATTCTAAAGTATCGACGTTTCTTAACGTGGCTTCGTAGTCTGTCAATAGTGTGTCACAGGCTAAGCACTTCATTTGCTGTCTCCTTTATCTCTAACAATCCATAGGCGATTTAGCATTTCAACCAACTCTGTGCATTCAGGACACAAAGCAGGCTCACTAAACCGAAGCCGTGCAGGACAAAGCCCACAAGATTTTTCTTTAGTCATCATAAACATTCCTCTTTAAGTTAAATGCGCCTTATATATTGCTTTTCACCTTATACGACACATAAAACACCCAAATGCGTCATATACGTTGCTTCTACAAAACTATAAACCATCCTCCTTAAACATAGTCTCAACCATTCTACCAGTGTCTTTCTCATACAGCAGGTCAGCACACCTTCCTGTCTCGCCGCTAAAGCGATTCTTTAGGACACGCACAGTAGTCGTATTACGTGTAATCATGTCCTCGGCCTGTCCGTCACGTTCCAACCCTAACACTATATCACTAAGCTGCGCTATTGACGCACTACCTCGCAGCTGCGACAGAGACGTTGCCGCGCCTTCTTCGTGTCCTTTGTTCTCAGGTCTACGCAAATGACTAACAACGAACAACGCTATACCTGTCTCCTGCACAAGCATACGCAGCTTAGTCATTATCTCATCCAAAGCCTTGCGCTCGTCAAGGTTGGACTGTGCCGACACAACAATGGAAACGTGGTCAAGAAAAACGTAGCGGCAGTCTAAAGCCTTTGCCATGTAGCGCACACGACCGACAATGTTGTCTACATCAGTTGAACCAAAATGGTCTAACAGGTAGAGGCGGTCATTGGCTAGTGTCTTGTCAAAGGCTGCTCTGCGTTCCTCTTCAGTGCTCACCGTTGTTGGTAGGTGTAGTTGCTTATTGGCTGCTAGAGACATAAGCGACAAGCCTGTCTTGCGTATGCTTTCCTCCAAGAACAGCAGCCCAATGTTGTGACTAGACTTCTGCAACACCTGCCACACCACTTCACGGACGAACTGCGACTTGCCTAGTCCACTTCCTGCCGTCACTGTGACAAGCTCAGCGGGTCTAATGCCGTAGGTCAGGTCGTTGATGCCATTGAATGGATAAGTAACCTCTGCAACCTCCATAGGCGTGTTAACTTCGTCCCACAGCGTAGACGCTAAAACTATACCGTCAGGCACGAACTTCTCAGCACCGTAGAAACGCTTAGTGAACACCTGCGAGTCGTTCTCAGCTAAATAGTCGCAGGCGTCTTTGTAGTCCTTGGCGTGCTTCATGATCTTAGCTTTACCGCCAAACAGCTGCCCAACCTCATCAGATGCCTTCACGCCTTGCTCGTCAGCGTCAAAGCAGACAACTATAGTCTCAAAGCTGTCTAGCCATTCGTAGTGCTTTTTGCAGTCTTTTAACGCGCTGCCTGCGCCGTTGCGTATACTCACGACAGGGTATTGGCTGCCCATCATCTGATAAGCCGCAAGCGCGTCATATTCACCCTCAGTGACAGTTATATACTTGCCGCCTTTGGAGAATAGTTGCTGCCCAAACAAGCCGCCACTAGCCCACTCGCCGCTAGTCTGAAAACGCTTGTCAGGGTAGCGAATCTTCGCTGCCACTGGTGAAGTTGGCTCTGTCGGCTCAAAATACGGATAAACAACCTGCCCACTCTTGATGACAACGCCATAGCTCTTCATCGTAGCAGCGCTCAGGCCTCGCTCAGGGACGCCTACGAAGTTTTGTGTAGCAAGTAGGGCAAGAGTTGTGTCAAAGCCTTCAGAGCCTGTCAGCGGCTTCTCTGGCACTCTCACGGCTAGTGCTGTGCCGTCTCCTGTCGGTGGCGTGTATTTATTGCACGAATAGCAATAAGTGGAGCTGTTGCTGTTCAGTATTTTAGCGTCAGAGCTGCCGCAATCGTCACAGGGCAGTCTAGTTTCTACAATGTCACTCATGATACAAAACCTCAATTAACTGGATGGACACAAGCGGCAGCAGTAGCTCAAAGCCGGATACTGTAATAATTACCTCTTCGCCGTCCTCTGTCTCGCACAATAAGTCCTCGTGCGGCAACATCGACAGGTCAAGTCCGAAGCCGTTACGTAGTACACTCGTTAATCGCCAACTCATAATAATAACCTCTTTACAGTTTGTTAAATCCGTGATATGCTCCGATTGTCAGCGCCGCCGGTGAAGTCCCTACCGAGCAGCAGCTGCTATTGCTCTACTTACTCTTCCTCCTGTTCAGTCAATCTAATGTAAGCAGCCCAGTCGTCGTTAATCTCACCCTCAGCCAAGCGGTAGGCGTAGGACATCGCCATACCTGCAAGCATCCTGCCGAGCTTCTCATAGTGAGCATTGACAACGCAAAAGGCTATCTCGCGCTCAATGTCTCTCGAAAGACGTTCGTTGCTAGGTAGTGCGTCAGGGCCGAGAGCTTCCCACAACAACTGGGAATCGTTGCACAACCTGTGTGCTGCTTCGTCTCTAGTGGCTTCTTCTAGCACGCCTACCTCGTGGTCGGACAGCATCAGGTCATCAGGTGGATCTAATAAGTGGTTAAGCATTAGTTACAATCTCCAGTATTATATCTGCATTGATTAGGTCACTATAAGGCTTCACGCCGTACTTGTCACCCACTTTTATAATTACTTGCTTCTCGTCATAATGATCAGCGCACCAATGCGCTTCTTGTATTGCATACTCTATCTGATCAAATATTGGCATTAGATGTTCGCTCCAGTGCTAGTTTATACAAACCCTCACCAAATGGGCCAAGGATTTCAACGAGCCTGTCAATGTCGCGCTGTGTGCCTTTACCGTAAGGCTGTGAGCGTTTAAGCAACTTCTTCAGCTCCTGTGCTTGCTGTACCTTAAAAGCGCTGTCTGTGGTGCGTGTGAGTCCTGCTGATGGAAAGAACATTATAGCGTCACCTCCGGTGCTTTAATCTCGAATGTAAAGCCTAGCTCCTTAGCCTTGGCAATTTGCTCGCGTGTGAACGTCTTAGACCCTAACAGAGCCGCCAGTGACATGGCTACATCGTTCTCTGGGTAGACGCGATCTTGTCCGTAGATGCTTCTAATTGTTACTAGTGCGTGTGTGTTCATTAGTTTGACTCCTGTGCTGCGTCTATGTCTTCTTTCAACGTGTTGTAGCAAGCCGTTGCAGCTTCTAATAAAGTTGCGAAGGCGACAGCGCAAGTATGCTCCCGCAAGCTGCCCCATCTGCAACCAATCTTTTCTAAATATTCTTCGCCCCACTCTGTGCAACAGTTTAAGCACAGCTGTTGCGCTTTGTGATCATATATAACCCACGAGTGATTATCGCAAGCCTCGTGCATCAAAGCGCGTCCATGCTGACCGTCTGAGCTATATTCTAGCTCTTCTGCTATTGCTGCTAATGCTATGCTTTTTGCTTCTGTGTGTAATGTGTCTTGGTTTATGTTGTCATTCATTGGTCTGACTCCTTAGTGTGCGTGAAAGATTAGTGAGCCGCTGTAGCTCGTGGTTGCTAAATGGTCTTCTATGTTTTGCTCGCTGTAGTCGTTGTGGTACTCTTCGGCGTTTTCGTACTCTGTGAAGTCACAGCACAGGGCTATCACGTCAAAATCCATCTCGACGCCTATGCTGTCTTCTAGCTCTTCTAGATACTCGAACAAGGCTCGCAGGCCGTCATACGTGAAGCTGTTAGGTCGTAGCTCTTGGAATGCTTTTTGGAAGTCGTAGAAGTTGATTGATTGTTTCATAGTCTTATGCCCATGTAATAAAAGTGAGTGATGTTGCGAACACTACAAGCATAGCGCCTGCCATGCAAGTCTTATATGCTCTGTCGGAGCGCTTGGTGCGTAGCGTCATTGTGTGTGTGCGTGTTGCTAGTAGGAAGCCAACAACGCCGTGGAAGATCAAAGCGTTGCCGATGATTGCCAGTGGTAGTAGTAAATAAAAGCCCATTGTCTTATCCTCGATTGTCTAAGTAAATTTGGGTTCCGTGGGTAGCGCTAAAAACAGGCATTAAAGGCGTGAGGTGTTTTAGGTAATACTCTTCATAGTCTAGCAGTGTATAGGCAGAGTGAATCTCTAGCACTAATATACCATCGCTATCGCATAGCTCGTAAACGTGTAAGTGGTTCATTTTATAGCTCCTTAATATCCGCCGTTCATTATAATTTTATAGCCTTCGCCGTGTTCTACTGCTTTAAACACGATTCCTTCTTTAACCAATCCTGCAACGATTGTTGCCAAGTGTTCTGTAGCACATTCGATAATGTAGTAGTTGTTGTTCATTTCTATAGCTCCTTGGTCGCGGCTAGTAGCGCACGACCTTATCAGTTTTTGTGATTTGATAAACTAACGTGATTCTTTTGTTGCTTGGTTTGATGTCATTGCGCGCCCAGTCTTGCATAACGCCATCTTTAACACAACTCACGTGACTGCGTGTGTAAACAAAGAATGTGCCGCTAGTGCCTTCTAGTTCTCGTTGTGCTGTCTTTAGCGTTTTACTTCTTAAAAAGATAAGGTCTGTTTTGTAGCCCATCTTTTCGAGCAGGTTGTGTACCTCAGGGATACAAAGCCCTTCTCTGTGCTGTCTGTCTGCGTGCTTGGCTAGTATCGCCCTAGCGCGACTGAATGCAATCTCTGTCGCTACTGCTGTCGCCACAACCGTACAAAAGTTAGTGTCGCGGTGATGTTTAACGCCAACTCTATGACATTCTTCATAGGTCATAACGTGTCGCTTGATGCGTGTGATGCTCTTCATTGTGTAGCCTCTTTGTTGTCCACAATAAAACACACTAGATTACTTAGTGCGCTTTAGTGTGAACAACCTTACCTAGTTGTAGAGTGTCAATATAGATTGACTAGCAGCGTTACCATCTTACGACAACCGCTTACGCGACATTCTCAACAGCGAGTGCTACCGCTCTTAACTAGGTTAGGTTGTTCGGGCTAGTATCCTAGGTTCTCTCGCGCCTAACTGCCAAGGCAGTCGTTGCGGCGGTGCGATAATGAAGGGCTATGCCGTCTACTACGCAGTGTTTGTTCTAGGCTACTGCCGCGCGGTACTCGTTGACTGACTAGCCTCCTTGGCGACTAGGGTCATGCGCGGCTACGTGTCTTAGTAGCCTGTCGTGTGGCGGCGATGTTGCTGCTACCCACTGCGTGCCGCGATCCTCTGCGTTTTAACCCTTTGTTGTATGTCAATTCCGGTGGGTGCGTCCGGCGTATTGACAAGATAGCACAATCAACATTCGTTGCAACCCCTATTTAGCATTTAATTTGCATATTTCTTTGCAGCTCTAATAAGCACCTAAATTGTGGCTTTTGATCGTTTTTCTCGCTGACGCCACGATAGCACCATAGGCAACCCACTTGCTTAGCCTATGTCTAACGTTGCTTAGACAGCCTCTACGGAGCTGCTAGGGCTATCTGTACAGTTGGCACAAGCCTTGCTTGTCACTGTTTAGCCTATGCAATCATCATGCCAATGTCTGGTTTGCCTTGGTTGCCTTGGTTGTCTATATAGGTACGCGCACAGACACACACACTTGTCAACCCTAGCAACATAGTACAGCAATTACTTTACTAACTATGATGCCTCTATTGCTATGCAACAATCATGCCAACTCTGACGGTGCTGACTGCCATGCAACTATCATGCCAACTCTGACTGCGCAGCTCTGATGCAAGAATCGTGCCAACTCAGGCGGGGTCGTCAATTGAGGCGGGGGTGCATATCGCTGCTCTGCTAATTATAATGGTAGCCACCTAGACACAAAATAGTGCAATTTAACTAATAAAATAGCAAGAAAGGCTCCATAGTCAACCCTGTGCTATGTTGCTGTATTAATTGAGGAAACAGCGGCGGCTGCGGAGACTAGTTAATAATGATAAATCCGCACCGTCATCTATATAGACATTACTGTAAATAATGCTTGACATTTGCTAAAAAGTATGGTATAAAACAACCCTGTTTACGAGTACACTCTATAGAGTCAACTGTCGTTACCTCCTATTGTACTCTTATTATGTTCCTAATGAGGACAAAACATATGTTGACATTTGTTATTATTATTTTGGTTACAGCAGCAGTTATCTCTTTAATCTATTTAGTTGATAGAGCGACTAAGCATTTAAAGGATATTGTTTAATGAGTGATATAGACACTGACGTAGCCAATATTGAGAAGCCAAAGCGCGGTAGACCTAAGAAGAGTAAAGTTACTGCGTTAAAAAAAGGTAATAGAGGTAAAGTAGGTCGTCCCAAAGGTGACGCTTCAGCGATAGAAGAGTATAAAGCTAGGATGTTAGCTAGTCCTAAGAGTCGCGAAGTAATGGACTCAATCTTTAATGCTGCGTTAGACGACGACCACAAGAACCAATCTGCTGCTTGGAAGTTGATTGTTGATAGAATTATGCCATTGTCCTATTTTGAGAAGGATAAGCTAAGTAACGGTAGAGCTGCTGTAAGCATCACTATCAACGGCATAGATTCAGATAAGCCAATAACGATTGGCGAGACTATTGACGGAGAAGTAGAAGATGACGTTTAAATACTTTACGTTAGACGAGTTTGCCTGTAAGCACACTGGCGAGAACAAAATAGAGCCTGAGTTTATACATAGGTTAGACGAGCTGCGTGAGGTTTGTGCTTTTCCGTTTACCATCACTAGCGGCTATAGAGACGTTACACACCCTGCTGAAGCTCGTAAAAGTAAAGGTGGTGTACATACAACAGGTATAGCTGCTGACATTGCAGTAAGTAACGGTGTTGAACGAGCAACGATTATACGCAATGCCATAGAGTTAGGTTTTAACGGTATTGGTGTTGCTAAAGGTTTTATACACGTTGATACAAGGTCATTGCCACAAGTAGTTTGGACATATTAGATGTCTGCTACGCAAGACCTACAGATAAACCTGCTTCCGTGGCAACAGACGGTGTGGACAGACAAGTCTCGCTTTAAGGTTGTAGCAGCAGGTAGACGAACTGGTAAGACCAGATTAGCTGCGTCATTACTGCTTGTTAGGGCTTTATCGTCTAAGAACGGTAAAGTCTTTTACGTTGCGCCTACGCAAGGACAAGCTAGAGACGTTATCTGGGATATGTTGTTAGAGTTGGGTCAGGGTGTTATAGCCCATAGCCACGTTAACAATCTAACGCTCAAGCTCATTAACGGCGCTACTATCTCGTTAAAGGGTTCAGACAGACCAGAGACAATGCGTGGTGTCAGTCTAAGCTACGTTGTACTAGATGAGTTTGCTGACTTTAAACCAGAAGTGTGGGAGTTGATTCTACGTCCTGCATTGGCTGACTTAAAAGGTGAGGCGTTGTTTATTGGTACGCCGATGGGTCGTAACCACTTCTACGATCTGTATTCAGAAGCAGCAGCAGGTAGGTTAGAGGACTACAATGCGTGGCACTTTACAAGCTACGACAACCCTCTTATAGACCCTACAGAGATAGACAGTGCTAAACGTACACTATCTAGCTACGCCTTTAGGCAAGAGTTTATGGCTTCTTTTGAAGCGCGTGGCTCTGAGATGTTTAAAGAAGATTGGGTTCAGTTTGACGAAGACGAGCCTGACGTAGGTGACTACTACATAGCTTGTGACTTAGCAGGATTTGAAGAGGTAGGCAAGAAGAGCAACAAGAGGCTAGATAACAGCTCTATAGCAGTAGTTAAAGTTAGTGAACACGGATGGTGGGTAAAAGAAATAATAATAGGTAGGTGGACTCTTGACGAGACTGCTGAACGCATCTTTGACGCTGTTAAAGAAAACTATCCTATAGCAGTTGGTATTGAGAAAGGTATTAGTAGGCAGGCTGTAATGTCGCCTATAACGGACTTAATGAGACGCTACAACAAATACTTTAGAGTTGAGGAGCTGAGTCACGGTAACAAGAAGAAGACTGACAGGATAATGTGGGCATTGCAGGGACGTTTTGAAAACGGTCACATTACGCTTAACAAAGGTGATTGGAATATACAATTCATGGACGAGTTGTTTCAGTTCCCTAACCACTTAGTACACGATGACACTATTGACTCACTTGCTTATATAGATCAACTGGCTAACGTAGCTTACGATTGGGGCTACCAAATAGAAGACTACGCAGAATCTCTAGACTCTTACACAGGATATTAATATGTACGACTATAACGAAGATACTGACAATCTGCTTGATGAGAGCCTAGAAGATTGGGTTATGTACAAGGTTAATGATTGGCGTGATTATTACGAAAGTAACTATGACGTTAAGTTCAATGAATACTATCGTCTGTGGCGTGGTATTTGGTCAGATGAAGACAAGACTCGTGAGTCAGAACGTAGCAAGATTGTAGCCCCTGCCCTACTGCAAGCTGTTGAGAACAACGTCGCTGATATTGAAGAAGCTACGTTTGGTCGTGGTAAGTTCTTTGACATAGAAGATGACATGGGCGATACAGAGCGTGGTGACGTTCGTTTCCTGCGTGAAGCCTTATCAAAAGAGTTCTCTAAGAACAAGATTAGAAAAGCTGTAGGTGAGTGTCTAATTAACGCTGCTGTCTACGGAACAGGCATTGGCGAGATTGTACTAGAAAAGAAAAAAGAGATGGTTCCGGCAACAGAGCCAGTAATGGACGGCGCTATGACAGCTGTAGGCGTTAACGTCCGTGACCGCACTGTAGTTAAACTACGTCCTGTACAGCCACAAAACTTCCTTATAGACCCTGTAGCAACAGACATTGAGTCTGCTGTAGGCGTGGCTATTGACGAGTTTGTCTCTACACACATGGTAGAACAGCTGCAAGAAGAAGGTGTTTACAAAGAGTGTTATATTGGTCGTGCATCGCCTGACCTTGACATAGAGCCTGACGAAGAGTTGTGGCAGCAGCCAGAAGACAAAGTTAGGTTAACCAAGTACTACGGATTAGTACCACGTCAATTGCTAGAAAATGCCTTTGATCCTGAAGATGAAATGGTTAACTTTGACAGTGACGAAGATGACGAAGGTCGTGACAGCTACTATGTAGAAGCTATTGTTGTTATTGCTAACGGCGGTAAGCTGCTAAAGGCAGAAGCGTCTCCGTACATGATGGAAGATCGTCCTGTTGTAGCATTCCCTTGGGACGTTGTACCTAATCGTTTCTGGGGCATGGGCGTGTGTGAGAAAGGCTTTAACAGCCAAAAGGCGTTAGATGCTGAGCTACGCGCTCGTATTGACGCTTTAGCCCTCACTGTACACCCTATGCTTGCTATGGACGCTACTAGAATGCCTCGTGGTACTAAACCAGAGGTTAAAGCAGGTAAACTGATACTAACAAACGGTAACCCTGCTGAAGTATTACATCCGTTTAACTTCGGACAAGTTAGTCAGATTACGTTTGCACAGGCAGATTCGCTACAACGCATGGTACAGGCTGCTACAGGCAGTGTAGACACAGCTCAACAAGCTATGAATGGTGGTGGTACAACGTCAGCAGGTAGCTCTATGAGTCTTGGAGGAGTAATTAAGCGTCAAAAGCGCACATTAGTTAACTTCCAAGAGTCATTCTTGATGCCTTTCGTTGAAAAAGCTGCTTGGCGCTATATGCAGTTTGAGCCTGAGCTGTTCCCTGTCAATGATTACAAGTTTATAGCCACTAGTACGCTAGGTATTGTTGCGCGTGAGTACGAAGTAGCCCAGTTAGTACAGTTGCTACAGACTATGCCGCAAGATAGCCCTGTGTATCCTGTTATTCTGCAATCTATTATTGATAACATGAACATAACTAACCGTGAAGACCTGATAGAGACTATGGTACAGGCTCAACAGCCTAATCCAGAGCAGCAGCAGATGCAACAGGCTATGGCAGAAGAAGATAGAGCCTTTAAGAACAGCCAGACAGCGGCTCTTACAGCACAGGCTAACGAGTCTAACGCTAGAGCTAAGAAGATTGAGCTAGAAGGCAGAGGCATACCTGTAGAGCTTGAGACAGATCGTATCAAAGCTGTAGCATCTAGTGTGTCAGCAACTGATGACGACAAAGACTTTGAAAAGCGCATGAGAATAGCAAGTTTGGCGCTTGATGAAAAGAAACTAGGGCTAGAGGTAGCCAAGGAGAACCAACGTGGTCAGCAATAAAGAGCTAGAGAGTGTAGTAGAGCAAGTAAACGCAGCCTACAGCCGTATGGAGAAGCGTATTGCAGCTCTTGAAGAGGCTCTAGCAGCAGCTAAACCTGCTAAGAAAGAAAGCTCAAAAAAGACTTGACATTTGACCTACTTTGTGGTATAGTCCGGCGCTATATCACATACGCCGTGTGAAGTCAAGCATTATTGTCCTAACGAGGGAAAACAATATGAATCAGGCAGATGTACTACATTACGAGCAGATACAAGATATGCTGCTTACAGACGGTTGGAAGAATGTACACAAAGAAATTAGCATTCTTACAGACGCAATAGAAGGCATAGATGCCGTTAGTAGCATTGAAGACCTTTATTATAAGAAGGGACAGCTGAACATAGCAAATCTAATACTGAACTTGCCACATACGGTAGATTCAACTTTAGATGTCCTTAAAGAGGAAGCGCAGGATGACTAGGCGTATCTATGAATTTCTCTGCCCAGACCAACACGTCACTGAGCGCTTTATTGACGAAGAGGTAAGGGAAACAGAGTGTTCTACCTGCGATAAAACAGCGACTAAGATGATTTCCGCTGTTCAATGCACACTAGACCCTATATCAGGACATTTTCCGGGGTCTACTATGAAGTGGGCAAAGAATAGAGAAGATCAGATTAAGCGCGAAAGACGTGAGGACAACTCGTAAGAGCCTCACAAGTCCATCAATCTCCATAATGATTTAATCACGGAGTTTTAATAATGGCTACATTGTTAGATGAACAAAACGAAGGACGACAAGAAGACGACACCGTAGACAATCTAGACGCACTAGCCTCGCAAGAGCAACCTAGTGAAGAAGATAACGTACCGGACAAGTATCGCAACAAGAGTGCTGCTGAGCTTGTACAAATGCACCAAGAGGCTGAGCGTATGCTTGGTCGTCAGAGTGGTGAGGTGGGTGAACTACGTAAGGTTGTCGATGAATTTGTAATGTCGCAATCCTCAACTAAAGAACAACCTGTAGACGAGGAGATTGATTACTTTTCTGATCCTGAAAGGGCAATACAGAAAGCAATAGATAACCACCCTGCTGTCCGAGAAGCTCAAAGAACTTCTACGGATATGAAGAAGTCAAGTGCACAAGCAATGCTCAAGGATAAACACCCTGACATGGCTGAAGTACTGCAAGACTCTGCTTTTGTTAGTTGGGTTGGTGAAAGTTCGTTTAGGACTAAACTGTTGCAACAAGCTGATCGAAACTTTGATTATGAAGCAGCTGACGAGATATTCAGTCTGTGGAAAGATCGTAAAGCATTGATTGGTCAAACTGTAAATGCTGAGAAGTCTAGTAGAAACGCTACCGTTAAGAGTGCATCTACTGGCGGCGCTTCAGGAACGCAAACGAATAGTAAAAAAATCTTTAGGCGTCAAGACATTATTAAACTAATGAAAAACGACCCTGATAGATATTCAGCATTGTCTGATGAGATAATGGTAGCGTATCAAGAGGGGCGCGTCAAATGATTAAATAACTAAGGAAGAAATAAGATGACTAATTCAGTATATCCACTACAAGGCGGTGTTGTAAATAACACCAAAGCAGCAACATTTATTCCAGAGATTTGGAGTGACGAGGTACGTGCAGCGTATGAGAAAAGTCTCGTACTTGCTAACCTAGTTAAGAAAATGGGCATGACAGGCAAGAAAGGCGATACTATCAATATCCCTGCTCCTGTTCGTGGCGCAGCTGTAGCTAAGACTTCAGGCACTGCCGTTAGTATCCAAGGCAACACTGAAGGCAACGTACCTGTACTCATTGACAAGCACTTCGAGTATTCACGTCTCATTGAAGACATTACTGAAGTACAGGCTTTGTCTAGCTTGCGTCAGTTCTACACTGGTGATGCGGGTTATGCGCTTGCTCGTCAAGTAGACACTGATCTACACGCACTTGCAAAAGACTTGGGCAACGCACAAGACTCTTACGTCAACACAGCTTCGTTCTATTGTGATGCGACTACAGGTCTTACTGCTTTTGCTGAAGATACAGTTACAACAGCAGATGTCTTTACTGATATTTGTTTCCGTGACTTAATTCAAAAGATGGACGATGCAGATGTTCCTTTTGATAACCGTTGCTTTGTAATACCGCCTTCATTGCGTAATGCAATTATGGGTGTTGAGCGCTATGTTTCTTCTGACTTTGTTAGCGGAAAGCCTGTAGAGAATGGCAAGATTGGTAACTTGTACGGCATTGACGTATTTGTATCTACCAACTGCGCTACTTCTGAAACAGCAGGTAACAACACAGCAGGTGGCGAAATCAAAGCTGCATTGCTCCTCCACAAAGACACGTTCGTGTTAGCGGAGCAGATGGGTGTTCGTTCGCAGACGCAGTACAAGCAAGAGTGGCTTGCCAACTTGTATACTGCTGATCAGCTGTACGGTGTTAAAGCACTCCGTCCTGATTCTGCATTTATCATGAACGTAAATGCCTAGATAGGAGTTGGGGAGGCAGTTCTTCGGAGCTGTCTCTCCTTTTCTTTATGAGTAAAAAAGACCCAAAATTATCTAAAGTAGGCGTTAGTGGGTATAACAAGCCCAAACGTACCCCTAACCATCCTAAGAAGAGTCATGTAGTAGTCGCTAAAGAAGGCGATAAAGTTAAGACCATTAGGTTTGGACAACAAGGCGTTTCAGGTGCAGGCAAAAGCCCTAAGACATCTTCAGAAAAAGCCAGAAAGAAGTCCTTTAAAGCAAGACATGCTAAGAACATATCTAAAGGCAAGATGTCAGCCGCCTATTGGGCAGACAAAGTTAAATGGTAACTAACAGGACATAGACATGACAGTCATAGTAACCAAGAACAGCTCTACCGCAGCAGCCGTACCAACTACGAGTGACTTGGTTAAAGGCGAGCTTGCGGTCAATGTAACTGATAAAAGACTATTCACAGAGAATGCGTCTGCGGCTATTGTAGAGTTGGGTACAAATCCTTCTACCGTTACAACTACTACTGCGACTGTATCCGGTACTCTAACAGCCAACGGCACGTTTGCATCTAGCAACGCAGTCGTTACAGGCGGCTCAATCAACTCTACGCCCATTGGTGCAGTTACCCCATCAACAGTAAGGGGTAGCACAGTAACAGCCACCACGGGCTTTGTAGGCGGTCTGACAGGCGATGTAACTGGCAACCTGACAGGTAACGTCACTGGTAACGTAACTGGTAATGTTACAGGCGATCTAACAGGCAATGTCACAGCAACTTCTGGAACAACTACACTTAATAATTTAGCTCTTACAGGCACTGTAGACTTTAACGCAGCACGACTTACTGACATAGGTACGCCTACCGCTGCAACAGACGCTGTAACAAAAGCCTATGCAGACGGTCTAATCACTGCCTTAGTTGACGGCGCACCTGCTGCCCTAGACACTCTAAATGAATTAGCTGCTGCATTAGATGATGACGCAGCTTTCCACACAACAGTGACTAACAGCATTGCTGCCAAGCTACCTCTTGCGGGTGGAACAATGACAGGTGAACTGTCGTTAGGTGCTAATAAGATTGTTAGTGTGGCTAACCCTACTCTAGCTCAAGACGTAGCAACTAAAGCCTACGTTGATGCAGCAGACACTACAGGACTCCCACTTGCGGGTGGTACGATGTCCGGTGCTATTGCAATGGGTACAAACAAGATCACAGGAATGGGTGATCCTACTGCCGCACAAGACGCAGCAACTAAAGCCTATACAGATTCTATTTTAGGCAGTGCTACATCGGCAGCTACATCAGCCTCAGCAGCAGCCACATCAGCGTCCAACGCTTCTACCTCTGCTAGTGGCGCAGCGACTTCTGCCACAAACGCAGGTAACTCAGAGACGGCAGCCGCTAGTTCTGCTAGTTCAGCAGCTTCGTTGTACGATCAATTTGATGACCGTTATCTTGGTAGTAAGTCATCTAACCCAACTGTTGATAATGACGGTAATGCTCTTTTAACAGGTGCTTTGTATTACAACACCACTGTGCCTGAAATGAGAGTTTATACAAGCAGCGCTTGGCAGCAAGTTGCTCCGGTCACAACAAACAACTACAACATCAATAACGCTGACGGCGGATTTGCTAACAGCACCTATACTGCCCCACAAACTATCAATGGAGGTACAGCTTAATGGCTGATCTAATACAAATTAGGCGCGACACTGCCGCTAACTGGACTTCTGCTAACACTGTACTGGCGCAGGGTGAGTTGGGTGCGGAAACTGATACAAGTAAAATTAAGATTGGTGACGGCTCTACAGCTTGGTCTAGTCTTGCATACTTGATTGATGTTGGCGGCTACCTTACAGCGACTAGCACAAACACACTCACAAACAAGACCATACGAGACACCGTGTACGCTCTGTCAGGCGTGGCCTTTGACGCTACGAACGGCGCAGTACAGACCAAGACTCTCTCGGCTAACACGACCTTCACAGACTCCCTAAGTTCTGGTGACGCAATCGTCCTACAGCTCGAAGCAGGTGCTAGTTACACAGTAACGTGGCCTACGATGACTTGGGTAACCTCTGGCGGGAACGTCGCTCCTACGCTGACCGCTAAGGACACACTGGTGTTCTGGAAAGTCTCCTCCGTACTATACGGTGCTTACACTGGCAGCTACGTTTAGGAGTAACGCATGAGCAAATTAACTAAAGCTCTAACAGCTGCTGCGGGTAATGCAGGTGAGTCTCTGTACGTTGAGGATGTCTTCTCGACTTATCTTGTTACTGGAACTAACGCAGCCGTTACGGTAAATAATGGCCTTGACCTTGACGGTGAAGGTGGGATGGTTTGGGTAAAAAAACGAAGTGCGGCCGGAAGC